CTGAGCTTCCTGATGGAGTGGACGAGATTGGGTATGAACTCTACCCTAAGAACGGCGATGAGATGTGGGAAGCCTATAAGGCTTATTCACAACAGCTTGGTGTTGAGTATGACGACGACCTTGTGCTTGCTTCTATTACTCGAACGCATGAGATTGCCCATCAGCGTGTTGAGAACTTCTTGCCTGATAGCGAGGTTCGACTGCCTGATTTTGTTGTGCCTGCTGGCTTGACGGCTACTCAAGCACTCGTTGCTGCTTCACTTGATGGGTTGCGAACACTTGGGTTGGACAAAAACGAGGAGTATACTAATCGCCTCAAGCATGAGTTGCAGGTCATTGACGACCGTGGCTTTAGTAAATACTTCTTGACAATGAAAGCTATTGCTGACCGTGCCGTTGAGTCTCAACTGGTTGGTCCCGGTCGAGGTTCCGCTGCCGGTGCCCTTGTTGCTTATGCGCTGGGCATCACTCAGGTTGACCCCATCAAGTATGGTCTTCTGTTCAGCCGCTTCTTGCGTTCTGATGCAAAAGACTATCCTGATATCGACTACGATGTAGCTGAGCCGATGGAGTTGAAAGAGGAGCTTGCAGCCCAGTGGGGTCAGAATACTGTTGTTCCCATCTCTAACTGGAACACACTTCAGCTTCGCTCGCTTATCAAGGACATTTCAAAATTCTATGATATTCCCTTTGTTGAGGTTAACACGGTTACTGGTCGGATGCTGCACGAGGCAACACCGAAGGCTAAGCGCAAGCATGGCATCACCGCAGGTGTATATGCTCCAACCTTTGAAGAGGTCATGGAGTTTTCGGACTCCCTGAAGGGTTTCCTCCGCAAGTATCCACACGTCAAGACACACGTTGAGGCTTTGTATGGGCAAGTGCGCTCGTGCTCTCGTCACGCTGGTGGTGTCGTCATCGCTGAAGACTTGGACAAGCATATGCCGCTTATTGTAAGCGGGGGAGTCCAGCAGGCTCCTTGGTCTGAAGGTCAGAACGTCCGTCACTTGGAGCCGCTTGGCTTTATTAAGTTTGATATCTTGGGGCTTGCCTCTTTGCGTATGATGGAGAGTGCCATTAGGAATGTTCTCCGTAGGCACCACAACATTGATGAGCCAACCTTTGAGCAGGTCCGAGAATATTATAATGCTCACCTACACCCAGACGTTATTAATTTTGATGACCAAGCTGTGTATGAAAACATTTTTCACAAGGGCAAGTGGGCTGGTATCTTCCAGTTTACCGAGTCTGGCGCACAGAACTTCTGCCAGAGCGCAAAGCCTCGCAGCATCATTGATATCGCTGCTATCACTTCTATCTTTCGTCCCGGTCCTTTGTCGGCAAAGGTTGACCGACACTATGTTGCGGCGAAAGAAAACCCGCAGGATGTGAAGTACCTGAACGATAAGGTTCGTGAGATTACCGAGGAGACTTATGGCTTCTTGATTTTCCAAGAGCAGATTGCTATGTTGGCTCATGAGCTTGGTAAGAATGTGACGCTTGATGAGGGCAACTTGCTTCGCAAGGTCTTGACCAAGAAGGGCACTGGCAAGGGTGCTAAGGAGAAGATGCGGATTTATAAAAAGTTCGCCGACGGTTGCGTCGAAAAGGGCATGACTGTTCAGCAGGCTGATAAGTTGTGGGCTACCTTCGAGTTCTTCTCTGGTTACGGATTCAATAAGTCACACGCTGTGTCATACAGTATTCTTTCTTATCAGTGTGCTTGGCTGCTGCACTACTATCCGGTGGAGTGGGTTGCTGCTTTCTTGGACAAAGAGCCAGAGTCACGAAAAGAGCGTGCTATCAACGCAGTCAAGAAGATGGGCTTCGAGATTGCTCCAATTGATATTAATCTTTCTGACCGAGATTGGCAGATTTCAGATAATACCAAGCTTGTCCAGCCGTTCTCTTCTGTGAAGGGTTTGGGTGATGCGGCAATCGACCAGATTCTAAACAACCGCCCGTTCGAGAACATCGAAGACTTCTTGTTTAACGAGAACATTGTTTATTCTAAATTAAACAAGAAGGCTCTAGATGTATTGGTGCGTTGTCAAGCACTGAACAGCTTGGTGGATGACCGCTTCACTGGACTGAAGCACTTCTGGTCCGCTGTTGCGGTTGACCGTGCTAAGACCAAGAAGAAGTTCCACGAGAACATCGAGACATATAAGCCAGAGGGAGACTTCACTCCCGAAGAGAAGATTGAATATCAGGTTGACCTGACTGGAACCTTTCCTATCCATTTAATTCTTTCTGATTCTGTGAGCGAGCAGTTGGAAGAGCACATGATTCCACCGCTTGGTGAGTTTGACCCCGAGCTTAAGCTTGCATGGTTTATTCCTCGTGAGGTTATTCCGAAGAAGACAAAGAACGGAGCAGACTACTGGATTGTCAAGGTAATTGATTCTACCAGTACGCTTACCTCCATCAAGTGTTGGGGTATTAAAAACGGTGTAGACATAATTCATCTTAACAAACCATACATGGCTAAGTTAGACTATAGTGAGCAGTGGGGCTTCAGCACTCGAAGCATCCGGCACAACTTTAGGCTGCTGTCGAAATAATAAAGGAGAATAAAATGGCAGAGAAAGACAATGTTATTAATTTTGAGGAGTTTCAAAAGAAGCTCAAGGAATTAGAGTCTCAATTAAACAGTCAGCGAGAGCAAGCTGAGCAAAGGGCGAAGGCAAAGGGTGCCAACGACCAGCAACAAGAGGCATTCAAAAAGATGCTAGAAGCTTATCAGGCATTCCTACCATCAAAGGAACAGCTAGCTGAGATGATGGGCAACATGGCTGATGCTTTTCAACAAGCAGCAGACCAAGCAAGAGCAGCGCAAGCCGCAGCAAAGGACGAGGGTGAAGAAGAATGATGTTAGAATATAAAAGGTTGCGCCCGAATGTGCGACCACCAGAAAGAGCCAATCCATCCGACGCTGGGCTGGATGTTTATTTTTCACCAGCCGACCCCACAACGTCTGTTCAGCGCATCGGTCCCGGCGAAGGCGCTGTGTTGCAGACCGGGCTTAAGTTCGGTGTGCCACATGGTTATATGCTGGAGGTGAAGAATCGCTCCAGCGTTGCAGCCAAGCGTTCTTTGTTGGTCGGTGCCTGCGTCATTGATTCTGGATATGACGGAGAGGTGTTTATTAATCTCAACAACGTCGGCTCGGAACCACAGTTTGTTGCTCCGGGCGAAAAAATTGCACAGCTTGTCCTTGTACCTGTTGTTCACTTCCGAGCAGTAGAGACTTCAGGCGAGTTATATGATTGGTACCCGATTACTATTAGTGACCGTGGTGAAGGAGCTTTGGGTTCAACCGATGACAACCAGTAGAAGTATAAGTCGCCGAAAGAAAAAGGCGGCAAAGAAAGAATTAAAACAAAAGATGAACATGTTTAATCGTTTGCCTGACGAGTGTTCATCCTGCTTGACTGCATTCGATAAAAAGAATCGAGAAATGGTTCAAACTTGGTCGGTCGTGGTCCGAGAGCAAGAGAAGAAGGTGAGGTTATATTGTCCTACCTGCTGGGACACAGCAAGAGCAGTGATTGAAAAGTTCGAAAAGGAGCAACGAGACAACAATGATGCACAATAGAATTCAAGAGGCGCTAACTTATGATGATGTGCTGTTGGTGCCCCAGTACAGTGATATCAGGTCTAGGTCAGAGGTTGATTTGACGACAGACATGGGTAGAGGTGTGCGACTTACCGTGCCAATTATCTCCAGTCCCATGGATACCATCACAGAGTACAGGATGGCGATGGAAATGGATAGTAATGGGATGCTGGGGGTCATCCATCGTTATAATACCCCTCAGCAGCAGGCGGCTCTGGTTGCCAAGGCACGAAGCGGGGGCGCTACAAATATTGGTGCAGCCGTGGGCGTAACGGGAGACTTTGAGGAGAGGTCAGAGTTGCTTGCCGAGTCCGGGGCAAATATTATTTGTTTAGATGTGGCACATGGGCAACATTTGTTAATGCGAGATGCGTTAAAAATTTTGCGGCAAAAATTTCCAGATATTCATCTTATGGCAGGTAACGTAGCTACTCGTGAAGGGTTTGATATGATGGTTGAGTGGGGCGCAGACTCTATTCGATGCAACATCGGTGGCGGTAGCATTTGTACAACCCGCATTCAGACAGGACATGGCGTTCCGGGTCTTCACACCATTATGGACTGCGCTCACTCACAGTATGCAGGTGATTATCGCATTGTTGCTGACGGTGGTATTAAAAACTCAGGCGACATGGTGAAGGCACTCGCTGCTGGCGCAGACGTAATCATGATTGGTTCGCTTCTGTCTGGCACAGTAGAAACACCGGGCGATGTTATCCATGATGGCGACTTTGTGCGGAAAGCTTACCGTGGCATGGCTAGCACAGACGCCCAAAAGGATTGGCGTGGTCGAGTTTCATCTATCGAGGGTGTGGCTACAACAGTTCCTTTTGCTGGTCCGGTCGGACGCATTCTTGAGGAGCTAGAGGGTGGTATCCGAAGTGGACTATCTTACTCCGGGGCTCGCACAGTTACCGAGCTTCAGTCAAAGGCACTGTTCTTGCGTCAAACTGGTGCGGGGCAAACAGAGTCCCGAGCACACATCGAGGACCGACGGTAATGGCAATTGGAAAAGACAAGAAAAAAATAATGTTTTACGACACAGACGGTCGTCATGCACAATTAAAAGTAAAGCTACAGTATGAGGGGTTGACTCAAACAGAGTTTTTCCGTGCGATGGTCACTGGCTTTCTTGAGGAAGACCCTAACATTGTGGAGTATGTAGAAGAGTACAAAGACAACCAAGGCGTGCAAAGCAAACACCAGCGTGGGGTCATTGCAGCCGAACGCCAAGCAAGCGAAGAAATAAAAAAGAATTTTGGGCTTGACAAAGACGAAATTTCTGATATATTTGATATTATACAAAAGGAGCACCCAGACCTATGAGAGAATGTAGCAAGACTTGCATGAAGCTTGGCGTTTCATGTCCAACAGAAAATAATGACTGCCGTTATTGGATTAATTACGAAGACGACTTAAATTGTACATTTGTAGCTATTTATAATAACGGTCCCATGACTTTGCGAGAGGTTGCGGCACGAGAAGGCATCAGTCATGTCCGAGTTTCGCAAATCGAAGAGAAAATCCTTGGCAGAATGAAGAAGAAATTCATAAAGCATGGATTTGATAGCTGAAGGGGCAAATAGCTCCATCATTTAGAGCCGTTTTAAAATTACTAGACTATTTATTAGGTGAATGGTCGTAGAGTGCTTTCACGGCAAGCCCAAAACAATTTAGGAGAACTAACAAATGAGCGACAAAAAGAAACTACTGGAAGAATCCCAAATCCGCAGGATGATGAAGATTGCTGGAATCCCGGCACTAGGCGAGACATTTATCGGTAGGAGCTATTCCCGATTTAACGAAGAAGAGGAAGAAGAGGCTCCGGTCGAAGACCCAATGGCTGGCGAAGAGGTTCCCGGTGAAGAGCCCGCAATGGAAGAGCCTCCAATGGAAGAGCCTGCCGCTGGTGGAGAAATCCCACAAGATAAGGTCGAGGCTATCGTCGATGCCGTGCTTGCTGGAATTGAGCAAGAGACTGGAGTTCCCCTTGAGCGTGTCCCTGATGGTGGCGAAGCCGCTGGCGAGGAAGCCGCACCTGAACCTGAAGTGGAAATGGGTGAGGAACCTGTTGCTGACGCAGAAGCTGCCCCCGAAGAAGAAATGATGGAAGGTGGCAAGTACAAGCGTGAAGACGACAAGAAGGAAGACGAAGACCTTGAGGAAGCCAAGGAAGACGAGAAGGAAGACGAAGAGAAAGACCTTGAGGAAGCCCTCAAGGCTGCTGGTATCGAGTTGACCAAGGACAGCAAGTCCAAGCTGGTTAATGAGGTTGCCCGTCGTGTTGCCCGTCGTCTGGTTCGTGAATCCAAACGCCGCAAGTAGTTCCCCCCAAAGGTTTTTTGGTAAACTAAGAGAGCAGGATTACGTCCTGCTTTCTTTTTATGAGGACAAGTATGTTCGAAAATCAGATTGTGCAAGGTCTTTTATTTTTTATTCTTGGTTGGATTGTCCGAGGAGGGTTTGAGAGACTATTTATTAGTGGCAAACTAATTATATTAGTCAGAGAAGCCGAGCAAGGCTGCTTGAAAATGCTGGGTAGGGCTGAAGAGCACTATTGGCACTCAACAAAGCTTTTACAAGAGGCAGCAACCAGAACTGGAAAGGAAGAAGACATGAAAATTGTTTTGAATAGTCTAAAGTTTACTCATGATGAGTGGAAAAAGACAGCTATCGAAGCGGTTGCAACCAACCACCCTTTCCCATCTATTATTAAATGGCATGACTGGCAAAGCGCAATGCGTACACTAGAGCAAGCGAAAATGGACAGGAGAATGGGCAAATGAAGAAGTTGATGGAAAGCTGGCGAGGCTACATTAGAGAAGCAGAAGCTGCCATCGAAGTATTTGCTGACGAATTTTTTAAAAATGTTGGCGAGCTACCGGAAGATACGACTATAGAAGATGAGGGCGAAGCTCTTCTTATTAATTATGGTGGTGAGCCAGACGACCTTAAGCCGTGGTCGGTTGTTATCTGGCGAGGCGAGAATGGCGTCGAGGCAGGCGTAGGTGAGCATGAAGACATTACTGACCCTGTTGAACTTGCAAGGTTGGTTAAACAGATGTGGAGCGAATACGAGCAAGAACTTGAAAGGCTCTTCCCAGAGGGCAAGCAAACTAAAAGGAAGGTAATCAAATGAAATTATCACTAGACAATCTTAAAAGCCTTATCGCAGAGGCAGTGGAAAACAATCCACGAGTCACGATGGTTTTGGAAGCACCCCAGCTTCTAGATGAAAAGAGCATCTTAAAAAACAAACACCCCTTTAAGGCACTTTATATTTTTGGACCCGCAGGCGCAGGCAAGTCATTCTTGTCTGGTCAGATTGGCGTTCCAAGCGACTTTGTTGTGTCGAACCCCGATGAAAGAATTGAGCAGGTGTTCCCTGCCTTTGGCATCACGATGAAGTATGTGTCCTCAGCAGAGGGCGAAGAGGCTTCCAATCTTGAGAAAGTTCAACAAATGTCCAGAAAGGTTTTGCAGAATGCAGAGCAAGGGCACACAGCCAACATGCTTGCAATCGCAAACCCAATTGTGTTTGATACGACAGGCGAAGAAGTTCCAAAGCTTGTTGGTCGCATGAAGGCACTGATGGACGTGGGCTATGACATTGCCGTGTTCATGGTCAATGTGCCTACCGATGTTTCTGTTGATAGAGATAAGAAGCGCAAGAGAACAGTCGGTGCTCCAACAAAAACTATTTCCAAGCAGTATCAAAAAGAGGTCGTGAAGGAGCGTGGATACTTCCAGCAGCTTGCAGGTCTGGAATATGCAACTGTTCTCGGTGGCGACATTTACGCAAACCTTTTTGACCTTCGTGACAACAGCTTGCTTCCCGGCATCACTGACGAGCACGTCAACTCTATGAAGACAAAGGACGGGAAGCCGTTCACACCCGAGTATGCTGCTGGCTTGCTGAAGCAGGCGAAGAGTGACCTTCAGGCTTGGCTAACGCCCGAGCCGATGAACCCTGCGGGTAAGATGATTCTCAAGGCTATGCGTAAGCTTGTGAAGGCAAGCAAGGGTACGCTTGGTCAAAACATGAACGATGTGGTGGCTGCTGCGGGCTTGGATGCGTATAAGAACGACAAAGAGATTCGTGCAGCGGCTGAGCATTTGGTTCGACTCGGCGGCGGTAGCATCGGCGACGACGACTCGGCAACAAAGGCACTGGAGCCCGGTCAGCGCAGACGCAAAGACCTTGGCAGCACCACCGTTCGTGGCTTGAAGAAAGACAATCCCATCGACGAAAGTAACTTAACAAAAGCAATCGAAGATGTTATCATGGAAATGCTAAAGGAGGCATAAGTGAGTGATAAGAAAAAGTCAAAGGAAGCTCCAGAAGAAGAGGTAGAGACTCAAGAAGCTGAGGCAGTCGAAGAAGAAGAAAAGACGGAGAGCACAGAGGAATCTGAAGAAGAGGAAGAAACTGGGCGCTCTATTATTGTTCTCCCACCAATGCTGGGTCTAGGTGAAGCCGCATCGAAACCAGAAGTTCGTGTGATTGGCTTGATTGGAGATGTTGAAGAAGAAAAGGCAGGCGAAATTATCTATGGTTTCCTTGCTCTGAAAGAAACAGGCAAAAAGCCCGTGGACCCTGAAGACCCCGAGAAGGGGTTCACCTATGAACCAATTAAATTAATTTGCTCAACTTACGGTGGCAGTGCCTCCGACATGTTCGCTATCTACGATATGATGCGTACTGTAAAGGAAGATTGCGACATTGAAACACTCGGCATCGGCAAGGTTATGTCGGCTGGCGTTTTGTTGCTCGCTGCTGGTACCAAGGGCAAGAGGAAAATCGGAAAGCATTGTCGAGTTATGCTTCACGCTGTATCGGGTGGTGCCGTAGGTGCCCTCCACAGTATGGAAAACGAGATGGAAGAAGTCCGATGGATTCAGGAGCAATATATTAATGCGCTTGCAGAGGAAACTGACTTGAGTAAGAAGATGCTGAAGAAGATTCTCGACAAGAAAGTTAATACTTATCTTGATGCAAAGCAAGCCGTTGAATATGGTATTGCGGATGAAATTGTATAGGAGCAACCGTTATGGCGGTCGATAAAGTATTTTATAATCAGTCCAGTCAGGTGAAGCTTGGCTGGGAGCCTCAGTGGTGGGGCTGTGAACACAACGATGAAGACTTGGTGGAAGCTGTCAAGAAATGGCAGCGTCGTATTGGTATTACTGCCGATGGCATGATTGGACCAACCACCTATCGTCGCATTTGGACTGAGCGTCAAGCAGACATTCATGACTACGCCCCACCTCCTTCTAGGATGTGCGGTGTAGGTCAGAAGTTTATTGTTCACAACAGTAAGTTTCTTCCTATCGAGTGGGACAAGGTTGTGCTCTGGGATGAAGACGGCGGCTTGAAGTGTGACAAAGGCAACTACTATGACTATAGTGGTAAGCCTGACCGCAAGCCGACACACTTCACCAACCACTGGGATGTTTGTTTGTCCACAGAAACCATGGCAAAGATTATTAATCGTCGTGGGGTGTCCATGCACTTTGGCATTGACAATGACGGCACCATCTACCAGTTGTTGGACACGCAGCATGGTGCATGGCAGGCTGGGCATTGGTACGGCAACAAGCAGGGCATCGGCGTGGAGATTAGCAACGCTTACTACACAAAGTATCAGGGTTGGTACGAGAAGAATGGCTTTGGCTCTCGCCCCGTAGTCACTGATGCTGTGGTCCACAAAAGAACTCTTGGTGAGCACCTTGGTTTCTACCCTGTGCAGCTTGAGGCTCTGAAGAAACTTTGGAAAGCCTTGCATCTCGGCATCGGCATTCCTCTAGAGTACCCAGAGGAGAATGGCAAGCTATGTACCACTGTTCACTCAGATGTTACTGGTGGTCACTTCAAAGGCTTCTGCAATCACTACAACTACACAAAGAGAAAGATTGATTGCGCTGGGCTGGACTTACCGAAGCTACTTAAAGAAGTAAAAGACGAACTGTAATACTATTTAAGGGGTGAGGATTATACAATGCCCGATTGGAATAAATTAATTGAAGAACAATGGTCTGACAAGCTGACCTTCAAGCGCCTTGTCGAAATGGTCGAGAAGGTGATGCTCGATGAAGATTCACTGGAAGAGTCTGCAAACACGCTTGCTGCCGATATTAACGAAATTATGCTAGGCTACTATGCTTTGGGTGGCTCATGGAGTAATTTCGAAGATTCATCTTTGGCACAAAAAGCTTTGGAACAAAGAAAGCAAGAACTTGGTCAGGATATTTTTGATATGCAGGCTGGTCGGGCAAAAGAGATGGCAAAGGCAACCATCGAGTGGGCAAACGCTAACGGCTTCGAAGGCAACCCTGTGAAGGTTTGGTGGACCGCAAGACCGAACTCTCTTTCGAGGGCAGTTGGTGCAGAGGTTGATTCACGAAAGAACCCAACCGACACCCTCCTTCAATTTGCCGATGATTCGTTTCTTGGTGTTTCTGCGAAGTCCACTAAGGGCTCGGGAGATATTGGGTTCAAGAACCCCGGCATTGGCAGTCTAGCGAAGGCACTCAATATTGATTTGGCACAGTATGTTGTGCAGACAACACAAGATACAATTGACAAGCTTGGGCTCCCAGCAGTTGGCGGCAAAAGAAAAGAATTTATTAGAGCCAATCCAGAGATACGCCAGCAGACGGTAGCAGTGGGAACCAAGATTCTTGCAGCACTTAGAGACGCACTCTTTGAACACCTTAATACTCTTGACCAAGAGGATATAAGGGCGCACATTATCAGCATGTGGATGGACGCCGATGAATCCTATCCATACTATATTAAAGTTACTGGACATGGCAAAAAAGAACCTTACACCGTTAGCATTATGGACCCCATGGATAACCCAAAGCTAAAGGCACTTGTGGCTGACGACGTTACAACCATGAAGGTCGGGAATGATTCTGTGGGCATCTTGGCTGGCGGCAAAAGAATTATGAAGATGCGCTTTAAGTATGCATCTGAGAAGCTGGCATCTAGTGTCAAGTTAAGCGGCGACCCTTGGACCGATAGAAAAACAAAATAATTCTTAACACAATCTCGCTTTGTGTTATAATATAAATCACAATTCACATGTGGAGGAACAGTGAGTAAGCTATATGATGACAACACATCGTTAATTAAAAAAATTGCAAAGGGCGTGGACACGCTCGCAGATAATGTGGGGGCAACCTTTGGACCGAAAGGTCGAAATGTTATCTTGCAGAAGAAGGGTGAAAGACCCGTGATTACAAAAGACGGTGTGACCGTCGCCAGCTTCGTAGAAGTTGAAGACCCATTTGAAAACCTTGGGGTGATGGTCATCAAGCAGGCTGCTCAAGCCACCGCTGAAGAAGCGGGTGATGGCACTACGACCTCCACTATCTTAGCTCGCTCCATTGTGAAGCAGGCGACAAAACACTTGCTGGCTGATGCTCCCCCTGTCGAACTGAAGCGGGGCATGGACAAAGCAGTGAAGGTGATTATCGAGCGACTGGACGAGGCTGCTGTGTCAGTGTCGAGCATCGACGATATCAAGCACATCGCAACTATCTCTGCCAACGGTGATGTTGTTCTTGGTGACCTGATTGCAGAGGCAATTGACAAGGTAGGCAAGGATGGGGCAATCTCTATCGAGCCAGCCAACTCAAACCAAACCTCTCTAGATTTGATTGAAGGTTTCCAGTTTGACGCTGGCTATATTTCTGATAAGTTTGTGACAGACAAGCGACGATGGGCAATGCGATATGAGAACCCATTGATTCTTGTTGCCGATGGCGTTGTGTCTTCAGTAGAAGAAATCTTTCCTATCTTGCAGGTTGCAGCTAGAGAAAACCGACCACTTATTATTGTTGCCGAAGACGTGAAAGACCAAGCCTTGGCTGCTTTGATTATGAACGTCGTCCGTGGCTCGATGCGGGTAGCGGCTATCCGTGCGCCCGGATATGGGGAAGAACGCAGAGCTATCCTCGAAGACCTCGCCCTGTCTGTGGGCGCAACTGTTATTGGACCAGCCGGTGGCGTGACCTTTGCAAACGCTAAGTTGCCACACCTTGGAACATCGAATGTCGTTGAGTCCAAGAAGAACTGGACAGCATTCTCAGGTGGCATCGGTGACCCCGATAAAATTGATGAGAAGATTGAGCAAATCAAGGCAGAGATTGAGCAGACAGAATCATTAAAAGAGTGCGAGGCGTTGCAGCGGAGAATCAACCGACTGGCTAGTGGCGTTGCAGTCTTGAAGATTGGTGGCGGCACAGAGATTGAAATGATGGAAGCATTTCACCGTGCAGAAGATGCTCTCGAAGCT